CACCAGCTGTAAAACGGCGTAGGTTCTATTCTGCTTTGACTATCGCTGCTTAACTTCAAAATCCTTGCGGTTAATGTGTCAAGTGTTATTGACAATTTCAAAAGGACATTCTGGAAGGCAGAAAGCACGATCCGACTTTCTATCCGGTCATTTATGGAGCAGATGAATCCGGGGATTGGACTGACCCAAAGGTGTGGAAAAAAGCAAACCCAAGTCTGGATAAGACCATCGGCATGGATAAGGTGGTGGCTGCGTGTAATTCTGCAAAGGAGACTCCCGGCGAGGAAAATGCGTTTCGACAACTGCGTTTGAATCAGTGGGTAAAACAGGCGGTACGTTGGATGCCGATGGAGAAATGGGACAAATGCAAGGTCGCTTTTGATGAAGAGATGCTTGACGGGCGTGTCTGCTATGGTGGACTTGACCTTTCCAGTACAACGGATATTACAGCTTTCGTGCTTGTCTTTCCGCCAACAGATGAAGATAAGCATTATTACGTTCTCCCTTATTTCTGGCTGCCGGAGGAAACTTTGCCCCTTAGAGTAAGACGTGACCACGTTCCATATGATGTATGGGAACGGCAAGGCTATCTGAAAACCACTGAGGGCAATGTGGTTCACTACGGTTTTATCGAAAACTTCATCGATGAACTGGGACAGAAGTTTCACATCAAAGAAATTGCATTTGACCGCTGGGGTGCAGTGCAGATGTCGCAAAATCTGGAGGGGCTTGGTTTTACGATGGTGCAGTTCGGGCAAGGATATAAAGATATGTCACCGCCGACCAAGGAATTGATGAAACTGACCTTGGAACAGACGCTTGCCCACAACGGACATCCTGTTTTAAGGTGGATGATGGACAACATCTTCATTCGCCGTGACCCTGCCGGAAATATCAAGCCGGACAAAGAAAAATCCACAGAGAAGATTGACGGTGCAGTTGCCATGATTATGGCTCTTGACCGTGCAATTCGCTGTGGATGTGTGTCTGATGAGTCTGTTTATGATTCGAGGGAAATGCTGATTTTGTAGATCTTAAACTGCCTGTGCAGTTAAAGTGAGTCCGAGAGGCTTCATGATTTTCACCAGAGTCTCAAGATTCGGAACAGTTTTGCAGGATTCAATTCTTGCAATCGAGGATTGCGGGATATGGCACATTTCAGCAAGCTGTCTCTGGGAATATCCCAAAGCATTCCGCTGTTCAATGACCGCAGAGATAATGGCTGCAATTGCTTCCATTTCTTCTATGTCTGCTTTTCCCTGAGGGCTGGTTGCTTTTACGTGTTCTTTGTAATCATTCCATGTTCTCATAAATCATGACCCCTTTCTGGATAGATAATCGTCACGTTCTGATTTTGCTTTTTCAATTTCACGCTGCGGTGTCTTTTGTGTTTTCTTTCTGAAATGATGCAGCAACACAAAAGTATCATTGCAGTAGTAGAAATAAAAAACTCTGTTGTTTCCAGGTCTTAACTCCCAGATATCTTCTTCAATATGTTTTGTAATGTTGTTTGGCAGCCGAGTCCCATTGTTTTGAAGCAGCTGAATGTGAAGCATCAACTGGTTATATTGGATTCTTGCGTCCTTGCTTTTTTCCGATTTTTCTCGCAATTCTTCAAGAAAATCCCAGACGTCAGATTCACCGTTTTCTTTTTCATAAAATTCAATCTCGTACATTGTATAATCTCCATCGATTTTACTTCTATTCTTATGATAGCATAAATGCTATCAAATGTCAATAGAAAAATGAAAAATAACAGGAGGATTTTTTATATGAGTATTTTCAGCAGGTTATTCAAATCCAGAGATAAGCCTCAAAACAGTTATGACAGCCCGTCATACACATACTTTTTCGGACGAGCGAACAGCGGCAAACGTGTCACAGACAGAACAGCCCTGCAGCATATTGTGGTTTATGCCTGTGTGCGTGTGCTGTCAGAAGCGATTGCACAGCTGCCACTGCATTTGTACAAATATAACGATAAAGGAAAAGAGCGAGTGCCATGGCATCCGCTTTATTTTTTGCTCCACGATCAGCCAAATCCTGAAATGACTTCTTTTGTTTTCCGAGAAACCTTAATGTCACACTTGCTTATCTACGGCAATGCCTATGCACAGATTATCCGAAACGGCAGAGGTGATGTTTTAGGACTGTATCCTCTGATGCCTGACAAAATGAAGGTTGACCGTGATGAAAAAAACCGCCTGATATACATTTACAGCCGTTACGATGAGGCAAATCCGAATCTGAAAGAACAGGGTGACATCGTTCTTTACGCCGATGAAGTTTTGCATATTCCCGGACTTGGATTTGATGGTCTGGTTGGATATTCGCCGATTGCACTTGCGAAAAATGCAATCGGCATTTCTATTGCCTGCGAAGAATACGGTGCGTCGTTTTTTGGAAACGGTGCAAGTCCGTCAGGTGTTTTGGAACACCCCGGAGTGATCAAAAATCCGGAACGTGTGCGTGATGCGTGGCAGAGAGCCTATGGCGGAAGAAATGCTCACAAGGTCGCAGTTTTAGAGGAGGGCATGAAATTTACTCCCATTGCAATTCCAAACAATGAAGCACAATTTCTGGAAACCAGAAAATTTCAGATTGAAGAAATCGCAAGAATGTATCGTGTACCGCTTCATATGATCGGTGACCTTGACCATGCAACATTCAGTAACGTAGAACATCTGTCATTGGATTTCGTGAAATACAGCCTTGATCCTTGGATTGTAAGGTGGGAGCAGTCTTTGCAGAAAGCACTTCTTTCTGATTCTGAAAAGGGGCAGTATTTTGTGAAGTTCAATGTAGACGGACTTCTGCGTGGCGATTATGCTTCCCGTATGCAGGGTTATGCTACCGCAAGACAGAATGGCTGGATGTCTGCCAACGATATCCGTGAAAAGGAAGATATGAATATGCTTTCTGAGGAGGAAGGCGGTAACTTGTATCTTGTAAATGGCAGCTTTACAAAACTCGCTGATGCAGGTGCATTTGCAAATCAAAATTCAGAAAAGGAGGAGAAAACCAAATGAAGAAATTCTGGAACTTTATCCAAAACGAAGATACATCGGAAACAGAGCTTTTGTTTAACGGTCCTATCTCTGAAGATACCTGGTGGGGCGATGAAGTGACACCTGCTTTGTTTCGTGATGAACTCGCAAAAGTCAGCGGAAATCTGACAGTCTGGCTGAATTCGCCGGGCGGTGATGTGTTCGCTGCAAGTCAGATTTATTCCATGCTGAAAAATCACAAAGGCAAGGTTACCGTGAAAATTGACGGTATTGCTGCATCAGCGGCTTCTGTTGTGGCAATGGCAGGCGATGAAACTTTAATTGCACCGACTGCAATGATGATGATCCACGACCCCAGCACTTGTGCTATGGGAAACAAGGCAGATATGGAAAAGGCTATCATCTTGCTGGATGAGGTAAAAGAAAGCATTATTAACGCCTACGAAACCAAATCTCATCTCAGCAGAAATAAGATTGCGAAGCTGATGTCCGATGAAACATGGCTCAATGCAAAAAAGGCTCATGAGATGGGATTTGTGGACGGGATTCTTTTTGCAGAGAAGAAAATACCTGTTGTTCCCAAAGAGGAAGAACCAGATGAAGAGGAAAAAGAAGATACACTTACCGCAATGACCTATTCCAAATCGAAGAATCTATCTGCATTCTTATCCAAAGTATCTGCATCAGCAGAATCTGTTACAGGTACACCGATTGATCAGCTTGAAAAAAGGCTGGCATTACTGAAATATTAAGGAGGATTTTAACTATGGCTATGACGATTAAAGAACTCAGAGAAAAGAGAAAGAAGGCTTGGGATACAGCACGTGATTTTCTTGATAGCAAGCGAAATGCAAACGGCGTGCTCAGTGAGGAAGATTCCAAGACCTATGATGCAATGGAACAGACCATTGTCGACCTTGGCAAGGAAATTCAGCGTCTGGAACGACAAGCTGAAATCGAAGCTGAAATGAACAAAGCAACTTCCACTCCTGTTCTCGGTAAGCCTGCAACTCCGAATGTAACGGAAAAGACAGGTACGGCAAGCGATACTTACAAAACGGCATTCTGGAACAGCGTCAGAAACCGCAATTGGATTGATGTCCATGACGATTTGCACATTGGTACAGATGCAGAGGGCGGTTATCTTGTGCCGGATGAGTTTGAACGAAAACTGGTGGAAGCATTAGAGGAAGAGAGCATTTTCCGCCAGATGGCAACGGTCATCAAAACTTCCAACGGCGACCGCAAGATTCCGATTGTGACTTCCAAGGGCGAGGCTGTCTGGATGGACGAAGAACAGCAGTATTCTCTTTCTGATGATACGTTCGGACAGGCATCGCTTTCCGCATACAAGCTGGGAACAGCGATCAAAATTTCCGAAGAACTTCTCAATGATTCTGTATTTGACCTGCCATCCTACATCGCAAAGGAGTTTGCAAGAAGAATCGGTGCAAAGGAAGAAGAGGCGTTCTTTGTTGGTGACGGCAAGGGAAAACCGACCGGCATTTTTAATGCTACAGGCGGTGCAGAAGACGGCACTTCCACTACAGGTGCAAGCATTACATTTGATGATGTGATGGAGCTTTTCTATTCTCTGAGAAGTCCGTATCGTAAGAAGGCGGTGTGGGTGCTCAATGATTCCACGGTTAAGGCTCTCAGAAAATTGAAAGATAACACAGGCAATTACATCTGGAATCCGTCTGTGCAGGCAGGTGTGCCGGATACCATTCTGAATCGTCCTTACAAGACATCCAGCTATGTGCCGGAAATCAAGGCTGGCAACAAGTGCATGGCGTTTGGCGACTTTAGTTATTACTGGGTGGCTGACAGACAGGGACGCTCTTTCAAGAGACTGAATGAGCTCTTTGCTATGACCGGACAGGTTGGTTTTCTTGCAAGTCAGAGACTGGACGGCAAGTTGATTCTTCCGGAAGCTGTTAAGACACTTACCATTAAGAAAGCGTAATCAGAGAAAGGGGTTGGAGTGGGTGGTAACTTTACAGGAAGTCAAACAGTATCTGCGGATTGATTTTGAAGATGATGATACATTGCTTCTCTCCCTTATTTCAACTGCAAAACAGCTGGTAATGGATGTGGGAAGAATGGACGAGGAACGCTTTTCAGAAAACGAAGATGTGGTACGGACAGCAATGCTCTACACGGTTTCTTATCTCTATGAAAACCGCAATACCGCAGACTTTTCCAAACTGACATTAACACTTCGTGCCATGCTGTTTGCACAGCGAGAGGATGTGATTTGATGGAAATTGGAACACTCAATCAGCGAATCACCTTTCTGGTGAATCGTGTCGTTACCGATGAAATCGGAAATCACACCGCTGTGTGGGACGAAGCCTTTTCCTGCTGGGCAAAAGTGACTTTGAAAGCTTCTGCGGAGCATACGGACGCTGGTGTGACCAAAGAAACACAGACGCTGGAATTCCTCATTCGGCAAAACCAGCGCTGGATGCCGTCTGTAACAGGCAACCGAATCTTGTTTCGGGATGTTACATACAACATCACCAGTGTTACACCGGATTATCTGCACAAGGATTATCTGAAACTTACTGCAGAAGCCAGAAAGGCAGGGCAAAATGACCAGTATTGACGATCTTGCGGAGGAAATCATGCAGGGCTTGCAGGAGTATGCAGACCTTGCAGATACCGCTATGAAAAAAGCAGTTCGGAAGTCTGCAACGCAAGTGAAAAATGAGATCTCTGCCAATGCTCCGGCAGACACGGGAAAGTATGCGAAAAGCTGGGCAACGAAGAGAACCAAGGAAAACAGCCATTCTCTTGAAATGACTGTCCACAGTAAGAATCGCTATCAACTGGCACATTTATTGGAGAAAGGCCATGCCAAGCGTGGCGGTGGTCGTGTATCTGCTCGTCCGCATATTGCTCCTGCGGAAGAAAACGGTGTACAGTTGCTGGAGCATTTAATTGAGGGGGCTTTGTCATGACCTACGAACAAATCGCAGAAATGATGGAGGAAATGGGACTGCCTTTCGCCTACCATCATTTTGCCGAGGACGAAAGCCCTGCACCGCCTTTTTTGCTGTTTTTATCTCCTGGAGAGAATACGTTTTCGGCAGATAATTTGGCATATTTCAGTTGCAAACAGCTGGACATTGAATTGTACACAGACAAAAAGCAGCCGGAATTGGAAGAACAGGTGGAGTCAGTGCTTTCCCAGCACGAGATTTATTATACAAAAACAGAAACATTCATTGATTCGGAAGAATTGTATGAAGTACTCTATGAGATGGAGGTTTGATCTATATGGCAATGGAGAAAAACAAGGTAAAATTCGGTCTGAACAAAGTTCACTATGCAAAAATCACCTCTTATGATGAAGAAGGTGTGCCGACTTTTGCAAAGCCGGTTCGCATTCCCGGTGCAGTGTCGCTGTCTATCGATGCAGAAGGTGAAGCATCCAATTTTTACGCTGATGATGGTGTGTACTATGTGATCAACAATAACTCTGGTTACACCGGCGATCTTGAAATCGCATTGGTTCCGCTTGAGTTTGCGACAGACATTCTCGGTGAGAAACTGGATGAAAAGGGCGTTCTCACGGAAACCAATACTGCAGAAGTATCACAGTTTGCACTGCTGTTTGAATTCAGCGGCGATAAGAATAAAATTCGGCACTGTCTGTTCTGTTGCTCTGCCTCTCGTCCGGCAACAGAATCCAGCACCATTGAGGACGAAAAGGAAGTTAAAACAGAAACACTGTCTTTGACCGCAACGGCGTTGAACAGTGGTTTGGTAAAAACTAAAACCTGTGAGAAAACGGATGCTGAGGTTTATGAGAATTGGTACAAGGCGGTATATATGCCAAATCTGGCTGCCGCTGTACAGAGTGGTAAAGCATCCGCAGCATCTGTGAAAGCGTAAGGAGGTGGCAGTATGGCAATTCAGAAAAATATTACAATTGATGGGATTGAAGTGCCTTTTAAGGCAAGTGCAGCAGTTCCCAGATTGTATCGCTTGAAATTTCGCAGAGATATTTATCAGGACTTTGCAGCACTGCAAAAGTCTGTGGGAGAAAATACAGAGGAATCCTCTGCACTGGACATCGAGAGCCTTGAGGTGTTTGAGAACATCGCCTATATCATGGCAAAACACGCCGATGCAGCCATTCCGGCTTCTCCGGATGAGTGGCTGGAACAGTTTAACACGTTCAGCATCTATGAGATCTTGCCGCAGCTGATCGACCTCTGGGGTTTAAACGTAGAAACACAGGTCAAGTCTAAAAAAAACATCGCCCGATTGACCGACCGATGACCACACCGCTGTTTTTGTTGCGGTGCGTTCAGCTTGGTTTGTCAATGGTCGATTTGGATTTTTTGACCATTGGTCTGGTGAATGATATGTTCACCGAACGGGAGAATGACGAATACAAATATCATATGTTAGCGGATCAGAGTGACTTTGATAAATTTTGATAAGGGGGTGAAATTTATGGCAAACCGCATCAAAGGCATCACCGTAGAAATCGGCGGCGATACCACCAAGCTGTCCAAAGCACTGGAAGGTGTCAACAAGGACATCAAAGGTACGCAGATGCAGCTGAAAGATGTCCAGAAACTGCTGAAACTCGATCCTTCCAACACGGAACTCCTATCTCAAAAACACAAGTTGCTGGCGGATGCGGTGACAGCTACCAAAGAAAAGCTGGAAGTACTAAAAACTGCCGCAGAACAGGCAAATACGGCTCTTGCAAACGGCGAAATTTCCCAGCAGCAGTATGATGCCTTACAGCGTGAGATCATCGAAACCGAAAACGAATTGAAACGCCTGACTACAGAAGCAAACAATTCTCACACCGCTTTGGAAAAGATGGGCGTTCTGGGAGAAACGCTGCAGTCCGCCGGGGACAAAATTTCCGGTGTGGGACAAAAGCTGCTGCCCGTCACAGCTGGTGTCACGGCTCTGGGAACGATTGCCGTAAAAACTGGTGCGGATTTTGATTCTGCCATGTCAAAGGTGGCAGCTGTTTCGGGGGCGACCGGTTCAGAGATGGATGCTCTCCGGGAAAAAGCCCGTGAAATGGGCAGCAAAACAAAATTTTCAGCGAGTGAAGCTGCGGAAGCCATGAACTATATGGCGATGGCAGGATGGAAAACCAACGATATGCTCAGCGGTATCGAAGGCATTATGAACCTTGCCGCCGCTTCCGGTGAGGACTTGGCATCTACTTCAGACATTGTCACGGATGCTCTGACTGCTTTCGGCTTGTCTGCCTCGGACAGCGGACACTTTGCGGATATTCTGGCAGCGGCAAGTTCCAACGCTAATACCAATGTCAGCATGATGGGTGAAACTTTCAAGTATGCTGCTCCGGTGCTGGGTTCTTTAGGATACTCTGCCGAAGACTCCGCCATTGCCATCGGCTTGATGGCAAACGCCGGTATCAAATCCTCACAGGCTGGTACAGCACTGCGTTCCGCCATCACCAATCTGGCAAAGCCGACAGGCACGGTAGCATCTGCCATGAAACAGTACGGCATTTCTCTGACCGACAGTTCCGGCAAGATGTACTCTTTACGAGAACTTATGGAACAACTCCGACAGAAATTGGGCGGACTTTCTGAGGCAGAACAAGCACAGGCGGCTGCCTCACTGTTTGGCAAAGAGGCCATGTCCGGTATGCTGGCGATCATCAACGGTTCCCCGGCGGACTTTGAAAAGCTGTCCAATGCCATTGACACCTGTTCGGATACAGTAGACGGTTACAACGGCACAACTGAAAAAATGGCAGCGGTCATGCAGGATAACCTTGCCGGACAAGTGACCATCTTGAAGTCCCAGCTGGAAGAATTGGCGATCAGTTTTAGCGATATTTTGATGCCCACCATTCGCTCTATTGTTTCCCGCATTCAGGAACTGGTGGACAAGTTGAACCAGTTGGATCCGCAGACCAAAGAAACCATTGCAAAAATTGCACTGGTGGCTGCTGCTCTGGGTCCAATGCTGGTGGTGCTGGGAAAAACCATCTCCAGCGTGGGAACAGTCTTTTCCGCAGTATCCAAACTGCCTGCCCTGTTCTCTACTGTGCAAGGTGGCATTGGAGCCATTACCGGAGCGTTGGGCGTGTCACTTGGTTCGCTGCTCGCCATTATCGCAGCTGTTGCCACTTTGGTGGCTGCCTTTGTGCATCTCTGGAAAACCAATGACGAATTCAAAAGCAATATCATCGCCATCTGGGAGCAAATCAAAAGCACCTTTACTGGATTGACACAGGGCATCACTGACCGGCTAAATGCTCTGGGATTCGACTTTGAGAGTTTCACCGATGTGCTGAAAGCAGCATGGGATGAACTGTGCAATCTGCTGGCTCCTATTTTTGAAGGTGTCTTTCAGAATATCTCCAATATTTTCTCTGGATTTGCAGATATTTTCTTAAATTCACTTGATGTGCTGATTGGTCTATTTACCGGCGACTGGGAACAGTGCTGGAATGGAATCAAGGGTATTTTTACGTCTATCTGGGACTTCATTGTCAACACGTTCCGCAATATTATGAATACCCTGAAAGGCATTGCAGATGTGGTGCTGGGATGGTTCGGAACAAGCTGGAACGAAGTCTGGACTTCCATCAAAACATTTTTTGTGAATACCTGGAACAGCATTGCTTCCTTCTTCACGGGAATCGTTACCGGAATCCGGGACTTTTTCGTCAACACCTGGACGTCTATTTCCAATACTTTCGCCACCATTGTCACTGCCATTCAGACGGTGGCAACGACCGTATTTACAGCGATCCGGGATTTCTTCACTGCCATCTGGACTGGAATCTACAACTTTTTCAGCACGATT